GTGGTTGGTTGATTGATAACTGCCTCACTTCCGTCGGTGGTAAGTGTCCTATTTGCGAGTCCAACAGTGAACTGTGGAACTCTGGTACTGATGCAAACAAAGACCTTGCCCGTAATCGCAAGCGTAAACTCTCTTACTATGCAAACATTTACGTTGTAAAGGACCCATCTAATCCTGAGAATGAAGGTCGTGTATTCTTATACAAGTTTGGTAAGAAGATCTTTGACAAGATCATGGGTGCTATGCAACCTGAGTTTGAAGATGAGACTCCTATCAATCCCTTTGACTTCTGGGAAGGTGCTGATTTTAAACTGAAGATCAAGAAAGTTGCAGGTTACTGGAACTATGATTCTTCTGAATTCGCACGGCAGGCACCGTTGCTGGATGATGACGATGCTATGGAAGCACTCTGGAGGAAGCAGTATGCTCTAGCACCTTTCCTTGACGCAGGTGAGTTCAAGAATTATGAAGAACTAAAGAAACGTCTTGATTATGTTCTTGGTAGCAAAGGTACTCCACGTTTCCAAGATCAAGAGACTGTAGAAGAGGAAGAGCAGTTTCGTCGTGAGAACCGTGGTGAGGCAGCACCTGTGCCACAGTCTATGCGTGACGAACTAAGTTCTCTAAGTGAAGGTCGTAACTTCAACAGTTCTGAAGATGAAGATGACACTCTAAGTTACTTCCAAAAACTTGCTGAAGGTTAATGGAAGTATTTGTTATTGCACTATATCTTTTTGGTATAGTGCTTTTCTTTACTTGGAACTTAGTCGGAGATTCTAAAAATTAGGATTAGATACTAACTTAGTTTTTCTATCTATGAACTGAGAAGATCTAGAATATCTTAAGTCAAATAACTGACTCATTACATTATCAACATATTCAACTCTTAGAAGACTGATGTTTCTCTTAGCATCATTCTTCTTTTTTTCTATGTCCAAATAAGTTACTGGTGTAATTGGAGATGTAGTAGAGTTTGTAAAGGAATTAGTAAAAGTAAAAGTAGAGTCAACTTTCAAACCTTTTCTTAATAAGAGTCTTCCTTGACTATCTCTAATTTCAGTCGTTTCATAATATGCAATATCAGTATAATTTTGTTCTTTATACTTGTTATCGAGATATTCATAGAATTTATAATCTTCTATAGGCCATTCATTGTAAACATCAATAATATTATTTGATAATAAAACTAGCAAATCAAGTCTAGGATTACCGTAGATTTTTTCAGCAATATTATCGGGCCTTTCGTTACCTTTAATTTTATATTTTGTATTAAAATTTACATTTTGAAAAACATCTTCAGTTATACTCAAACGAACAAAAAAGTTCTTGACATCATCTAAATCAAATAAAGAATTTGATTTAGGATTTAGTGATGGATATTTTAAATTGGGAAGGGAGTTTAAGTAATTAGACATTAGAATCCTACATCGTCTACATCTATTTGACCGGGCACAGAGAGGAACCCATCAGGGTCTTCATAATCATCATAAAATAGAGGTGTGAGTTCAGTGAATGATAAACTCATACTTACACTAACTGGTTGAGAATCATCTTGATAAGTGGCATAACCATTTGGTGCATAGTTAATACCTACACCCTGACATGCACAGATCTTGAACTTATTTAATCCTTTAATATGATCTTCTAAACCTTTTCTGTATGAAATCCTAAACACATTAGGACTTTTTAAGAAGAAAGCAGAACCACCTTGTCCAAGAACAGATTTCTTAGGTGCTGATCCTTGCTTAAAGAATCTGATAATTTTTCTAACTGCTTGAGACTCATTGTTATTTCTAGGAGCAAATTGAAAAGCAAAACTAAATTGCCTAAGGTTTTGACCACTGAATAATAATTCAAGATTTTTATTAGTTATTCTTCCAGTTGACCTAGTAAGAATTTCCTCAGGACTAACACTAAATCCAATTGCACCAGTAGCAGCAGATATTAATTTCCTTCTTAAAATGTCCCCAAATACAGGATTTTTTAATACATCTCCTACTTGTTTCATACCCTCACCACTCGTTTCTAAAGCTTGGGATATTGCAGCCCCTACTCCCTGATCTAATCCTGTCTGAACAGTATTACCAACAGCATTTGCAATTCCCATAGCACCAGCAACTGCTGCAGCTTGTCCGGGTCCAATTGCAGAATCGTTCCAACTCACAGTATTTGAATCAGAGATTCCGTCAGGTATTGGTAGTCTTACGGAACCAAGTAATACTTCAATAGGGTCTACTCTCTGAACTCCAGATAAAGTTGATGAGAAACTCTGACTAAAAAGTGCAGATGTTGGTGGTTTATAAGAGAATTGTTCAATATAAAGATTATCTTGCCCTTGAGAATATTGTGCATCAATGGGATAAACTAGAGCACCAAAATTTCTGTCCGAAGTTACTTCATTAAAATCTCCAGCATCAGAATCTTTTTGATTTATTGGAGGTTGACCTGCATTTGGAGATTGATTGCCATTAACATTATTATCCGTTTCAGTATTACTATTACTCTGCTGATTATCATTTAGCAACTGATCGGTTTCTTCTTGAGTAGAAAAATTTAAATCTGATATTGCAATGTCAACTGCAAAAGGAACATTATTCTGATTTTGAAAAATTTCTTTTGCTAGTTCTGGGTTTTTATTATTATTAAAGTACTCTGATGGGGATATTGTTTCACCAGTTTCTTGATTAGTAATTGCAGTGAGACTACCATCTCCTTGATTTAGAGAAGCAAAATGTCCATTTATACTATTTGTTGAATTGTATGTCATTCGGTTAACTTCTCCAGATTTTTCTGCTTACAATAGTGTCTCCACTTGCATCTACGAACTGTTCAACAGGCAAAACGGAGACTCCTTCATAGTTTGTAGGAGTTACTCTATTGAATGACGATTGTATTTGACTGAACAAGTATCTATGTATAGTCTTATTTGGCACAATAATGCCGTCTCCTCTATTTATCAGGGATTTTGCATATCCTGGTCGGATAGTAGGAGATAGGTAATGTAAATTTGCACCTAAAAAGGAAGAATCTGTTACTTCTATGACATATACTAGTGGATATAAGTCATAATAAGGATATTTTTCGGGATATGCAGCAGAATATGAGAAGAAATACATCTCTCCAGGTTCTATTCCACCTATTTCCTCAGATTCATCATCAGGAGTATCATCATCTTCACTAAAAGTTTGTTGTAAATATTCAATTAATTTAGAACGATACCACTCTTTGCTTCTATTTCTACCTAATGCATCTTTTTGTATCTGCTCAAAGATAGGTCCAGATACACTACTAGAAAATCCCTTACTCATATACCTAGTTCCTTTTCTGTGAGAATCTTAAAATCCCATAAACGATCTTCACAAAATTCTTCAGCAGCTTTCCACTTTGCTTGATTCACACCATAAGTTACAATTTCATTTAACCAACCTTTTGTTTTCCTTTTTGGATTCATATTTGGTTTTTTAGTTTGCTTTAGTGGTTTTATTTCAATTAAACTTTTTTGAATATTTCCATGTCTGTTTTTATATTTAATATAAAAATCTGGAAAATAACGATGAACTCTGTCATCTTTTGGAGAAATATAAGGTATCCACAACTCTTCACTCCCCCACTCTAAAATATTTTCATTTTTATCACAATAATTCATAAACTTAAGTTCCCAGAGAGACCTATAAACAATATTTGATGGATTACCCTTGTACTTTAAGTAGTTAGATGGTCTAAACTTCCCCGAATAACTCATACATAGTATAGTAGTCTTATGTAAAAAATATTTAGGGATGAGTCAGTACATACCTTTTTTAAATTATAATACTAGAGACATTCTGACTCTTTTCGGAGAACCTTCTTTATCCGCTTTCTACATGGTATTTTTACCTGTAGGACAAGTTGGTTCTGGATTAGCAAACGCATTTGAAGAAGCAGATTTATATAATACATCAATTGATGGATATAGACTTGAAGAAAAAATGTCCTTGCTATGTTCCGATGCAACTCTACCAGGATCTACATTTAATACTGTAGAAGTT